CGCCTGCCGCTGGGTGGTGGACTCGCCCTCGATGACGTTGTGGGGGTCGTCCACAATGATGCAATTATGAACAAGCACCCCACCGCAAAAGAAGTTGCAGTTGCCCTCGATCTGCAAGTTGTAGGTGGCTACTGCCTCCCCCACGTGGCGTATGGCCTTGATCTTCATGCGGCCCTCCTGTGCGACAAAGCGCACCGCATCCGCACCGTAGGCGTACGCATCACCGCTCGCATTCGTTCGGCATGGCGCCGCCGGTAATCGGGATCAGCCATCAGCTGTTTCATCTGGGCGCTTGCCCGTGCTTTGTATTCCGCTGACCCTTGCGCCTCTTTATGAACACGTGACATCATCTCACGGTAACCAGGCCGAGACCAAATGGCCCGCCGCCTGCGGGCACGCTCCTCAACAGACAATAAAACCTTGCGGTGGCATTTGGCGTTCGGCCGGAGGTGAACCTGCTTCTGATGCCGCCTGTACTTCGGGTTGTTCCAAAGGCGCTTAATCTGCATTGAGCGTTCAGCGCGCATACCCTCATTCCACACGACGCGCTGTATCTGGCGCTGCCTTTCCTTGTAAGCCGAAGTAGACATGGTCTTCCGCATAGCACGTATACGAATCTCCTCCGACATGCCGGACGGGTCAATAACGCCTTCGCCGCCAATCGTAGAATTGTATCCACGCGGGCGCAGGGTGTTCAGCTCATTGATGTACTCGACCTCCAGCCGTTTGGCTTCTGCCTCGGTGCCGCACTGGGCAACACAACCAACGCGGACTGACTCCGCCCCATACTTTCTGATCGCGCAGTGCAGAGTCAATCGCGACCCACGGAGCGCTGCCTGCGCATGACCCTTGAACCGCCGTGCCGCAGTGTGATGCGTAACCCCCACGTACTTCTTCCTGTTCGGGAACCGCAGTATGTAAACACTCCACGTCATAGCGTCTCACAATCGTCGCCCGACCTCAAATCCTTCGCCGTCACGTATCCTTTGCCCCATACAAAAACGGGGTGGTCTGCTGAGCAGCGGATCTTCCTGCCGTCCTCAAGTTCGATCTCGAGAATGGCCTTGCCGCGTCTCTTCTGCTTATTCTCTATACGGCGTAGTTCTGCTTTGTACGCGACGTGATTGAACGACCAGACGCGCCCGACATCTCTCTTGTCATCCACAATCTCACCTATCGGGACTGAACCGACTTCCGTGTCCACCGTTTGATCATACGGCAAGCAGTCCCCGCCCTCGCCTGTCAGCGCCCCCTCCACCGACGCCGCCAGCCGGACGCCGCCCCGGTTGTTCTCGAACCGGACCTTGTTGTTCACGTCCCCGCACAGCGACATGGCCGGTTGGAACTGCTGGAGGAGCGCCTGGTAGAACTTGGACTGGATCAGCCTGCGGCACTTGACGCTGTCCCTGACCGACAGCGACTGCGCGTAGGACGCCGCCAGGAACCGCTTGCCGGGCTCCCGCAGCCAGCACCACGCCGGGAAGTACACCGCCACGGCCAGGCTCTTCATGTGGCGAGGGGGCATGTTGATGATGAGGCGGCGCACCCCGCCCTCCTGCACGGCCTCCAGGTGCCGACAGATGACGCGGATGTGCCAGCCGTCTACAAACGGCTTCGGCTCAACCGCCCGCCAGCCCTGCCGGACAAACTCATGCAGGCTGCTGTAGGCTAGGAACCGGTTGGCCCTGTCCCGCTCCGTCCGCATCTCGGTCGGAGAGAGCTTTGTCAAGGATGTTTCTGTAGGCTTCAATCTCGTCCTTGGATAACTTCCCGAAGTCCACGGTCACCGACTGCTCGATAAACTTGCTGTCCACGTTCTCCCGCCGCTGGGTGTTGGCCCACCGCTGCGGGGCGCGGTTGGTCAGGTAGAACACCATCGCCCCCACGTCCGGCGGGGAGTGCCGGTGGTGCTCGGTGGTCTTGTGGGCGGGCACGTACACCCGCATCCCGTCGGCGGTGCGCCCGCTGATCTGGACGTCCTCCTCGGTGCGCTCCACGTAGTCGTAGCCGGTGGCCCGCTTCAGCAGGCTGGCCTCCACCTTCTGGGAGCAGTAGACGTCCTGGCCGTGGCGGATGGCGTAGCGGATGTCCTGGTCGGCGCGCATGGCGTTGTAGATGGTCTGCTGGGGGACGCCGAACAGCTTGGCCAGCTGCGGGACGCCCGCCCCCAGCTCGCTGCACGCGTAGAAGAACTTCTGGATGTACTCGTGGCCGATCATCCTCGGCCTGCCTGCTCCCAGCCTGTTCAGGCGGCGGGGCTGGTGCTGGGAGATGTATTCGGGCGGGTCGCGCTTGATTGTTCTGCGCAATGGGGTCAGGGCGGGTCGCAAATGAAGGGCCGGGTCCGACTCCCCTCCGCCGGACGTGTTCATGTTGCCGGTGCTGGTCCTCATTCCTCGGCCCCCATTTTCTGGATGGTTGTGTCTGTCAGGGCACACCTCCTTCTTTTGAGTGTATTTTAACGCAGGACAGGTTTGAAGTAAAATTATTTTTCAGAAAAAAGGGCCTGATCCCAATATAAGTTAATGTTTATGGAAATGAAACAACGGTAAAAAAAGATCAAAATAGTTGTTTACTTTTTAACTTGTTTAATATAAACTATTCTCATGAATCAATCAGACACCAACCTGCAGGGGCCGACCGCCGGAGGAAGCCGAGCCCCGACCGCGACCAAAACCAAAACCCTAACCAGAAGGAGACCGACAGATGAAAAATCAAAACACAGAGATGACCTTTGACCTAGCGCGGGAGTTGCTGACTAAGGCCGGCGTGAGTATCCACTGCCCGTCAGCGGGAGATGATGCTGCCAACGCCGCACACAAGGTCGGCAACTATCTTCTGGCTGCCGCTGCATACTTCATCGGCGCGGCGCAGTGCCTGGGCCATAGCCGCGCTGCCGTTATGGAGAGCCAATCCCGCCACGAGATGGAAATCGCGAACGGCAGACGGTGTTCAGGATGTGGTAACCTAATCCACGCAGACGGTGGCGGTTGCTGCTGCTTCCCTCCCGCCCAATGAACCCTAACCAGAAAGAAACCGAGACATGACCACACAACAAATCACAAGCCAGTTCCTACAGTTCGACCGCCTGCTCCACTCCCTCTCCCACCGCTGCGCCGCCCGGTGCGGCAGGCCGGAGGCGGAGGTCTACGGGCAGGCCTGCTACCTGTTCACCGTCGCCGCCAACAGCCACGACCCGGCCAGAGGCGAGTTCGGCCCGTACATGCACTCCTGCGTGCGCAACGGGCTGGCGTCGTGGGCGGTGAAGAACGACCTGCCGCCCGACCCGGACGGCCTGCCCGAGCCTTCGTACAGCCGCAACCCGGCCCGCGCCTTGGAGATCAAGGAGTGGCTGAGCGGGCTGACGGAAGAGTGCCGGGAGGTGGCGATGCTGGTGCTGAACGGGCCGACGGAGGCGCTGGAAATCGCAGGGCCGATGACTCCGAAGGCGGTGCGGGGGACGCTGGTGAAATACCTGCGACACAACAAAGGCTGGGCGTGGCCGAAGATATGGGGTACGCTCCAGGCCGTCAAGCGGGAGGTGGCAATGCTTTAGTGAATGAGGTTGATGCGGTATAATAGATTGAACCAGTTCAATTAACCCTAACCAGTAAGGAGATCGACAGATGAATTCAGTAATGACAGCAATGACAAACGAGATGCTAGCAGCCGCCGCCCCCTCCATCATGGCCGACCACGCCGACCCCGGCGTCAGCCGCCAGTACAAGCAGGTGCGCACCATCGACGTGGTGGACCTGATGCGCGGCGAGGGCTGGATGCCTGTGCGCGCCCGGCAGTTGAATGTCCGCAAGGACGAGCGCGTCGGGTTCTGCAAGCACGAGATCCGTTTTCAGCGGGAAGGCGACACCAGCCTGTCCAAGATGGGGGACGAGACCATTCAGGCCGTCCTGACCAACAGCCACGACAGGTCGAGCGTGTTCCACTTCATGCTGGGCGTGTTCCGGCTGGCCTGCTCGAACGGCCTGGTGGTGGCGCAGGGCATGTTCAACGAGATCAAGGTCCGGCACGTGGGGTTTGACCCCGCCGAGATCGGGGACGCGGCCCGGCGCATGGCCGAGGGCGGGCAGCTGGTCGCGGGCCACATCGGCGCGATGCGTGAGGCGATCCTGAACCGAGACGAGCAGATGGCGCTGGCCAAGTCGGCGAGCGTGCTGCTGTTTGACCCGGCAAAACTGGAGGACGGCAGCGTCGACTTCCATGAGGAAAATCTGTTGACTCCCCGGCGCGAAGCCGACAAAGGGGACGACCTATGGCGCACGTTCAACCGCGTGCAGGAGAACGTCACGCGGGGCGGCCTGCGGTACCACCGCGTCACCCCGTCAGATGCGTTTGTCGGGGCTGCCCACGCGGCCCGCGCCCGCACCCACGCGATCAAGTCCATTGACCGCGACATCCGGCTGAATCAGGCGCTGTGGACGCTGGCCGAAGAGATGCTGAAGATCAAGTCTGCCTAACTAGGCGCGCCGGTTCCGCCGGGTCCGGCAAAACAAAACCCGGTTCAATTGGAGGACTCTAACATGATTCCTGAAATGACAATAGTAGCGATGACACTATTTGCCGAGTGCCGGGGCGAGCCGCTGGAAGGCAAGATGGCGGTGGCCTCGGTGATCGTCAACCGACATGTGTGGAACAAAGTCTCCATGCGCGATGTCTGCCTCCGCCCGTACCAGTTCAGCTGCTGGAACGGGTACAAAGGCAAGCACGACATGATGCAGATGTACCGAGGCGGCCAGATGACTGGCCCTGCGTGGGAGGAGTGCAAGCTGGTAGCAAGGATGATCCTCGACGACACCTTGCCAGAGACCAAGTTCACCCACTACTACAACCCGCGCAAGGCCAAACCTGTCTGGGCGGCGAAACTGAAAAATGTCAAGACCATAGGACGGCACAGGTTTGGAACTCTCAAGAATGAAAACCGTTGATTACGCTGGCGAGAAGCTCGTCATAAGATTCTCCTATGACCCGGCGGTTGTGGCACAAGTGCGTTGCCTACCGCCGGGTCGCCGCTGGGTGCCAGAGTGGAAGGCGTGGGTCTGCCCCGCCGAGCTAGACGCTCTGACCCGCCTGCGGGAATGGGGTTTTGAAATTCTTCCAGACGCGCTGAAATGGGAGCGGGAGTTCCTGCAACCCGACAAACCGGCGGTGAAGCCGGTGGATACTGTACCAGGGCTTAAGGGCAAGCTGTACCCGTTCCAAGCGGCTGGCGTCGGCTTCTTGGAGAGTCGGGGCGGGCGAGGTCTGATAGCGGACGAGATGGGCCTCGGCAAGACTATCCAAGCCCTCGCATGGCTCCAGCTAAACCCCAGCGCCCTGCCTGCCGTGGTAGTTTGCCCGGCGTCGCTGAAGGGAAACTGGGAGGCAGAGTGTCGGAGATGGACGAGCATCAAACCGCAGCAATTATCTGGGCTCGTTCCAATGATTCCGGAATGCGCTCTCGAAAACAATACTCTGTACATCATCAACTACGATATCCTTGGCGCATGGCAGGTGACCATGCACAACATTCTGCGCACAGTAATCTTGGACGAGGTGCACTACGCCAAGAATAGCAAGACCAAACGCACGAAGGCGGTCAAGGCGCTCTGCAAGGGTAAGCAGCACGTCATCGCGCTGTCTGGGACGCCAATTATCAACCGTCCTGCCGAGTTCTTCACCGCCCTGAACATACTAGCCCCGGCCCAGTTCAGCAACTGGTGGCGGTATGTCCAGCGCTACTGCGACGCCAAGCACAACGGGTACGGCTGGGACACCACCGGGGCCAGCAACACCGACGAGCTGCACGAGCGGGCCGGCAGCGTGATGATCCGCCGCCTGAAGGCCGACGTGCTGAAAGACCTGCCCGACAAACAGCAGACCACCGTGCCGCTGACGCTGGAGCGCGGACAGGGAATGTATGACGCCGCCCTCCGGGAGGCGCAAGGGCGCTGGCAGGACGAGAAGCCCGACCCGCTTCAAGACATCACCCAGATTGCGCATCTGCGGCAAGCCGTTGTTGAGGACAAACTCGAAACCTGCTGCGAGTGGATTGACAATTTCCTAGAGTCGGGCAAGAAGCTAGTGGTGTGGGTCGTTCACCACAAGACAAGCGACCTGCTGAAAGAGCGCTATCAGCACAAAGCCCTGTTCCTTGACGGGCGGGTGGACGCCCGGTGTCGGTCGGCGCTGGTCGAGCGGTTCCAGACCGATTCATCTGTCCGAATGATAATCGCAAGCATTGATGTTGGCGGGATCGGCTTCACAATGACCGCCGCGCAAGACGCCGCCTTTCTAGAACTGCCGTGGACTCCGGGAGCGCTGGCGCAAGCCGAGGACCGCATCCACCGTATCGGACAGAAGGGCGCTGTGAACATCTACTACCTAATCGCGCCCGGCACACTGGAAACTGACATGGCCGAGCTGCTGGCTGAGAAACGCAAGGTGCTCAACGCAGTGCTGGATGGAAAAATGCCAGAGGACGAACTGTCCATCCTGCCGGAGCTGAAGCGTCGCCTTAAATCGCGATCTTAAATGAATATAACCCGCACCGTATAATAAGTGAAAGGAAGTTAAAAAATGTCACGACCTGACTCAAGTCGCTCCGTGCTTTGCACCTGGGCCATCCCTAATTTTCCGCGCCGACTCAAGGCGACCTACGGAGCCTACTGCCGGGCGAACCAGGTGTTTGTCTGCGACCACCTGGAATACCTGATTGCCAAAACCTTACGCGAGGCCAGGGTGGACATCCCGCCGCTCCGCAAGGATAACCATTTCATCCAGACCGTAAAGGTGCAATGATGCGACACAGGACTACCTTCCCCGCCAACTGCAACTTCCACGGCTGGTGGGTCAAATCTACAAAGGGGCGCGTCGCCCAGCTGATCCGTGATGGGCGGGACACACATGACGCCATCCTCTATCACCTGCGCTTCAACTCCGAGCACGTCGGCGACGGCAACGGCGTCTGGACCACCGAGAAGCTGGTGGAGTCTGGCTGCGTGATCCGCCTGACGCGGGAACAATTTGGATGACCCTAGACTTCATTCGCCTCATGGACGACAACGGCGTCGAGCACCGGGAGGGCGCCAACGGCTGGGAGCAAACGTACTGCCCTTTCTGCTACAAGAACGACGGTGTGATGGGCCTCGGCTGGAATCGCACGAGCGGGACGTTCAACTGTTTCAGATGCGGAAAGTTGGATCGCTGGGATACGGTGGCCAAGATGCTAGGGGCGTCCCTCAAAAAGGCCGGTGAAATCTGCCGACGATACGAAAGCCATATGAAATCCCATCCCGGCCTCTCCGACGCGCTACGGGCCATCCTACCCACCAAGAACAGCCTGAAAATACCCTATGGAACAGGCCCGATGGCGGCCCTGCACCGGGATTACCTCAAACAGCGGGGTTTTGACCCGGCTTTGCTGGAGGCAGAATGGGGTCTGCTAGGCACCGGGCCTCTGGGCGAGCACAAGTTCCGGATTGTCATTCCCGTGGAGCAGGGCGGGCGACAGGTTTGCTACCAGACCCGCGACGTGACCGGCAGGGCCAAGGCCAAGTACCTCTCCTGCCATGACGCTGACGCCGTCGTCCCGCTAAAGAGTTGCCTGTACGGATTGGACAAGTGCGCAGGCAACAACTGGGTCGTTATCACGGAAGGCCCGACGAAGGTCTGGCGGCTGGGGACCGGGGCCGTGGCTACGTTCGGGGCGACCGTGTCCGACGAGCAGGTGGCGGCGCTGAAGCGGTTCGAGCGTCGGGTGATAATCTTCGACCACGACGAGGCTGGTATGGACGGTGCGGCGAGGCTGGCCAACCAGCTGGCAGTGTTCGGCGGCCAGACTGAAGCGTTGTGGATACAAGGCGTACGAGACGTGGCCGAAGTAAACGACGGCGACGCCCTGCGGCTGATGCGGCACGTGGCTGAGAATAAATGAACGCCAGGAACGCACTATGAAATCTGAAACTGAAATTGTAAACAAGATCAGGCATGGGTTTTACCTGATGGAAAACGAGGTGCTGGATAAGTGGGTTAGGGTGATAGGGCCTGGCGCGTTTATGGTGTACAACCTGCTGCGCCGCTTCTGCAAGCCGGGAGAGGTGCAACCATTCCCGCAGGTGCGGGTTGAGGACTGGGCGGCTTGGCTCGGCATCTCCGGGGTCGCTTTCATGAAACACATAGCCACTCTGGGGCGCTGGGACTTGATAACAGTAAGCAGGAAAAACGCCAGAGCGAAATACACGTATGTAATCAACCCCGTCCCTAGCCTCCCAAAGAAGGCTCGGCAACAAGTGACACGATTCCCAGCCAACATTCGCTTTGGCGACCCATTGTGGGACGAGCCTATGTTCACACATAAACTTTTTTTGGGTAAAAAAAGTTTATGTGTGGCACCTAAAGAAAGTTTAAGTGTGGGAGGATTTACACCTAAAGAAAGTTTAGGACTATATAATACAGTAGAGGATAAAAATACAGTCAGTAATAAAACAAACCCGATTTCTGCAGCGATCGAAAAATATGTACGCCGCTGGTTCACCATCCAACAGGCAAACTTCCCATCACGGATTCCCAAGGTATCGCCCGCTCAGATTACACAGTCGGTGGCCACCGTGGAGGCGTTGGTCCGCCTGGATGGCTACACCCTCAAGCAGGTCATCAAGGCGATCATGTGGGTAGCCGACAAGGACTGCTGGTGGTGCGACAAGGTATTATCACTCGCCTCGTTGCGGCAGTGCCGGGTCAAAGGAGACGCCTCCAAGTTCGCCAAGATTTTTGCCGCTATGGAGAAAGAGGTGGGTCCGACGCGTTCAATTGCCTCTCGCCCTGACAATACGCCACTCCCGCCGCAGGAGCAGCAGGCGTACGCCCTCCTGACTCAGATCCTAGGTGAGGATGCCGTCCGCAAGGCCGACGTCCTGTCACAGGTAGCGGCCATGCGCAGGTTCCACGCCGACCTGTCTACCAAGTTCCCGAAGGCGGTGGAGCATCTGAAATGGGACAAGTTCTTCGCCGACTGGCTGGAGTTCCTGCGGGAGAAGCAGCCCACCTTCCCGCTTCGGGACGTCCGCCAACTCCGGATCGGCGACACGCGCTGGCGCGAATTTATTCAGAGGTGCGAGCACTGGTCGCAGTACAACTTCAGGACAGGAGTTTTTCAACCGTGACCCTCAAGATCCACCGACAGAAGACCGACGGCACCGTGGAGCGCAAGCTGCTGACCGGCATGATCGTTAGCGACAGGTTTCTCAAGGAGGCGTTGACCTTCTACGACCCGGACCTGGTGGAGACAAAATACGTCAGGACGGTGGCGGAGTGGTGCGCGCATTATCACCGGCGGTACGAGAAGGCCCCCGGCCTCCATATACGCGACATCTTCGACGGGCACGCCGCTAGAATGGATGAGGCGGAACGCGGGCTGGTGGCCGACCTGCTATCCGGCCTGTCCGAGGAGCACGAGCTGGCGCAGCAGATCAACGTGCCTTACCTGCTCGACCAGGCCGAGTCCTACTTCAAGACCCGCAGCCTGAACCAGCTGTTCGCCGAGGGGAGGACCCTGCTGCTGGACGGCGACGTGACCGGGGCGGAGGCGGCGCTGGGCAACTACAAGCGCGTGGGTCGCCCATCGTCTTTGGGCGAGAACCCGTTCAAGTCCGTGGACAGCATCAGCAACGCCTTCGAGCAGGGCGACCGTCCGCTGTTCACCTTCCCCGGCAGGCTGGGGTGGATGCTGAACGACGAGCTGTGCCGGGACAAGTTTTTGTCATTCATGGGGCCGGAGAAGCGGGGCAAGACCTGGTGGCTGAACGAGTGCGCCCTGCGCGCCGCCCGCGCCCGCGCCAACGTGGCCCTGTTCCAGGTCGGCGACATGAGCAAGGAGCAGATCATTGTGCGGCTGAGCATCCAGCTGGCCGGGCGCAGCAACAAGGGGCGGTACTGCGGCGAGCACGACGCCCCCACCTCCCCGCCAGAAGTGAAAGGGGAGCCGCCGACCTACGGCACCGTTCCCGCCTGCCGCCCGCTGGACTGGCGGGCCGCGTGGAAGACCGGGCAGAAGTTCCTGGGCCGCACGCGGGGCCGGGACTTCAAGTTGTCGGTCCACCCCAGCGATCAGCTCAGCGTGTCTGGGTTAAAGGCCATCCTCGACAACTGGGAGACGTTCGACGGGTTCGTGCCCGACGTGATTATCATTGACTACGCCGACAACATGGCCCCGGAGGACCGCAAGGAGGAGTTCCGCCACCAGCAGAACCGGACGTGGAAGCTGCTGCGGGGCCTGTCTCAGGAGCGACACTGCCTGGTGATCACCGCCACGCAGGCCAGCGCCGGCAGCTACGACCAGCAGACCCTGACCATGAAACACTTCAGCGAGGACAAGCGCAAATACGCCCACGTGACCGCCATGGTCGGGTTGAACCAGAGCGCCGACGAGAAGCGGGCGCGGCTGATGCGGTTGAACATGCTGGTGCAGCGCGAGGGCGAGTTCCACTCGGAGGAGGCCGTCACCGTTGCGCAGGATTTGTGGCGGGGCAGGCCGTTTTTGTTTTCATGGTGATCGGCTTAAATGAAATTGTCGGATTGCGTATAATAAATTGTCAGCGAAAACAGTATCACCAACCAAAGGAGGGATCGACATGAGTGCGAAGAAATCAAAGGAAAAAACGCCCGGCGGAGACTTGGTCGCGGCGGCGCGGGACATCAACGCAGTGCTGAAACCGGATCCGGCCATTGATCTGGAGTCAGCGACGCTTACGGACGAGATCGTCGAGCTGCTGCCCAGTATCAAGGAGGGCGATGCTCTGACGCCGGAGACCTGGGCTACGCTGAAGGTGCTGGGGTGGGGCAAGAAGGAATCTGAGAAAAAGCCGGGCATCCTGCCGGATAAGAAAAAAGACAAGTCTCCCAAGGAGAAAAAACCAGCCAAGATAGGCCGGCGGGAAGCCGTAATCCGGGCGTTTTGCAAGCACAAGGCCAAAAAACGTCATTTCACAACGGAGTCCATCATCGCGGAGGCGCACAAGATCGCAGTTTCCTGCGGAAACACTGACAAACCGCACCAGACGAAAAGCCAGGCGCTCGCCATCTTGGATGCTCTCCAATTGATCGGCGTCGTCACTGCCGACCCGAAAAATCCGAAGACACTGTGGTTCGCGTGAGTCCAATACAGATGAAACAGCAGTTATTAACGGATGAGAAATGGCCTACCGTACGGAAAATAAAAAAAGAAAAACCGTACGGTAGCCATTCTCCTTATGCTTGGGTGATTGAATTAGTGCATGGTTGCAATCTGCGCTGCGGTCACTGTTCATGCAGATTGTTACCTCTAAACGAATATCAGTATATGACAGAGGACGTGTGGCGCCACGCATGGTCAGTCATGAATGCTGTTTCGCCTTCCATACGAGCGGATATTTGCTTAGCAGGCGAGCCCACCTTGCATCCGAGTATCGTTCCCTTTCTTGAAATCGCGAGAGGACTTGCTCCCAAAAGCCAGATCCAGATCACCACCAACGGAACGATGCTCTTGAAAGGCGCGGTATTGTATAAAGACCTTCTCGACGCGGGAGCAAATATTATTTACACGGATATGTACGGACCGAAAAACGAGTTCAAAAGGCTAGCAGCCGAGTCTGGTTATCCTTTCTATGAATACTACTCTAAACCGGACAAGGCGCCTAGCCCCTGGACTTATTACGGGCCACATCTAAAATTGATCGTGCTGCAAGAACAGCCTGACAACTGGCCGAAATCTCGTTTTAAGGCAGGACTACTCGGTACATGGTACAACCATCTTGATTGGGATGCTGCAAAAAAGTATGGACTTTTTCCTGTCACGAATCCGCCAGCACGGCGTTGCAATCAACCATTCATCTATGTGCCAGTGCACGTGAGCGGCTCTTATCTGCTCTGCTGCCAGGACAACTGGGGCGAGACTGCAGGAAAATTTGGATCCGTTCTTGATGGAATAGATGGCTTTCGTGCTTACTGGTACGGGATGGAACTGCAGATGATACGGCGCAGGTTGCGGGCAAAAAACAGAAGGCTGACATCTTACTGCTCCAGGTGCAGCATAACTTTTTCTAGGTGCGACTACAAGCACTGGACAGATGCAGACGTGTCCCGCTGGTGGGATGGAGCAGCATGGCAATCTCTTCCAGATGAGAATGTGGTTCTGGCGCAGGGATTTGGATTGCAAATCTAACAATGAAACTGTTATTGATAGGACAAGCTCCAAACAGGGTGGGTGATCCATCCAAGCCGCTGGAAGGACGAATCGCGGTGCTGCTGTCGAGATTAGCAGGTGTCCCAGCAGAAGAGTATCTTGATAAAACAGAGCGAATAAACCTGCTCTGCCTTTGGCCAGGATCAGCCCCGCACGGAAAAGGAGATGCTTTCCCTCGCACACTGGCAGAAATCTCGGCCAGATCATTGCAGCCTGCGTTGCGCGGCCGCAAAATCATTTTTGTGGGAAAGGCAGTGGCAAAAACATTTCACGTGAAAGATACCCCGTACTGCACTTGGCAGGTGCACCATGGACTTGATTACTCATACGCCATTCTCCCGCACCCATCTGGAATAGTTCGGTGGTGGAATAGTAAGAAAAACAGGAAAAATGCCTCTGCATTTCTATCCCAAGCGTTGCGAAATAGGAGATAAATTATGATCATGAAAAAAGACATGTTGCTGAATCTGCTTGAGAAATTGTCTCCAGCACTTGCAAGAACCGATGTGGTGGAGCAGGCTACATTCTACGCATTCAAAAACGGGCGTGTGTGGAGTTTCAATAACGAGATAGCAATTAGTTGCAAGCTTCCAGACAGTGCACGCTGGCTAAAAGGCGCAGTTCCGGCGGAACCTCTTCTGAAACTTCTGCGACGCCTGCAAGAAGATGACGTGCAACTCGACACCACCGAGCGTGAGCTGCACTTGGTAGCTGGATCCACCAAAGCAGGAGTAGTATTGGAAGACGCAAAACTTCCAGTGCAAGACATACCAATCCCGCCTCCAGACAAGTGGGCGACTGTTCCCGATGGATTCGCAGGGGCGATGCAGCTGGCTGCAAAGTGCGCGGATAAGAAGAAAACAGCCGGCGTTCTTTCCAACGTGCACCTGACCGATAAGCAGGTGGTGGGATGCAACAACTTCCAGCTGACAGTGGCTGCGTTCCAAGAAAAATTGGAAATAGATCCGATCTTGCTGGAAGGGACTGCAGCTCTCTACGTCGCAGACTTCATGCCATCCTCAATATCGCAGCTGCCAGGATGGATATACTTTGCGTCCAGCGACGGAACGATGCTGTGCTGCAGAACAACTGCAGAAAATTATCCAGATGTGTCCAGATTGCTCCATGTGGAAGGAACGCGTGTCACTCTTCCGCAGGAACTATTCGGCATCCTGAATCGAGCCACTGCGCTGTCAGATGATGCCGTGTCTGTCTCTGCAAATGAGACGGTGATCAAAATCTCAGCACGCAGTGAATTTGGATGGTTCGAGGAATCAACACAGCTGCAAGAAAATCATAATGCATTCGCATTCATGGTGGATCCGGCCGTTTTATCAAATGCGCTTGCTCTGCACCAGACCATAACAGTGGGAAAGACGGCACTGCTGATGCGTGGCGCGGGATTCAGGCATGTCGTCGCATTGACATAAGGAGATATTATGGAACAAGAACAGCTAGAACAAGAACGGAGCGGATTTTTTGACTTGCTGAATGACCAGGAAATGTATTGGCAGCAGATGCCATCGTTTTATCAGGCCAATATGGAAGCATTCCAGAGCATCAAGATCCATTTTCCAACCAAGAAAGACAGAGACGATTTTGCAAAGCTTATTGGGAGATCAATCACACCAAGAACTCGCTATCTTTGGTTTCCAAAGAACACGGTGTTTGATGGTACCAATGTGCGATTCGTCAGCAGGCGGCCGCGCAATCCGCGATGCCCTGTTTATGTCATTTCCAAGGGGCGCTGGGAAACCAGGCTCACTGTAAAAGAGCTTGAATATCTGCATGTGCCGTACCACGTGGTGATCGAGCCGCAAGAATACGACCAGTATGCAGCAGTCATCGACCCGAAGAAAATACTCAAGCTGCCGTTCAGCAACCTCGGGAAAGGATCCATCCCGGCACGCAACTGGGTGTGGGAGCACGCTGTCAAGATGGGAGCAGCACGGCACTGGATACTCGACGACAACATCGGGCATTTTTATCGGCTACGTGACAATTATAAGGTGCGAGTAGCCGACGGAACCATCTTCTTCGCTGCAGAGGAATTCGTCGACCGTTTCGAGAATGTCGCGCTGGCCGGATTCAACTACCATATGTTCGCTCCCAGGAAAACCGTAATCCCGCCATACTACCTAAACACCCGCATCTATTCGTGCATCTTGATAAAGAATGACATCCCGTATAAGTGGCGTGGGCGGTACAACGAAGACACTGATCTGTCTCTGCGTGCCTTGAAGGATGGCTGGTGCACATTCCTGTTCAATGCATTTCTTGCCGAGAAGAAACCTACTATGTCCATGGTAGGTGGAAATACAGATGAGCTGTATAAAGATGATGGGCGAATGAAAATGGCGCAGTCACTTCTAGAGCAGCACCCAGATGTAACTATAATCAACCACAAGTGGGGTCGCTGGCAGCACCAAGTGGATTACAGGCCATTCAGAAAAAATAAGCCGATCATGCGCAAAAATCTATCCATCTCCGATGGCGATGATGATTACGAAATGGAACTGGTTGGACTGGATGAATAAATGAATATGGGTTTCTTCCAGATTCCTAAAACACCACGCGTATCTGCAAAGCAAACCCTGGCCACTTGCCCCTGCGGCCTACAAGCCACCTGTCGTAGCCCCAAGATGCTTCTGACCGGCGAGGGCCGGATGAAGATCATGGTATTGGCTGAAGCCCCAGGCGAGCAGGAAGATGCCAAGGGCACCCAGCTAATAGGCAAAGCAGGGCAGCTCTTACGCGACGCGCTGCGAACCCACAAGATAGACCTCGACCGGGACTGCCGCAAGACCAACGCCGTCCGCTGCCGCCCACCCGAGAATCGCCGGCCCACCCAGCAGGAGATAGCCGCCTGCGCCGGGCATGTATGGGAGGAGATTGAAAAAACCAAACCGAAGGTGCTCCTGCTTCTCGGACAGGTGGCCGTCGAGTCGTTCTTGCTTGGCCGCGTGACCGACGTGGACACCATCGGAAAGTGGCGGGGGTTGACCATCCCTGACCAGAAAGCCGGTTGCTGGGTGTGCCCGACGTTCCATCCCAGCTACATCCTGCGGAGCCGCGAGGGTCGGGCCATCCGAGGGAAGACCGAACCAGAGTTGACCGCCGAGGAGCGGGTGTTCAGAATAGATTTGATGAACGCGATCGACATGCTGGCGGTGCCGTTTCCGGCAGCACCCAAGCCCGAGTTTTGCCAGCGGTGGGAGGAGCTGGACAGCCGCACCCTCGCCATCGATTACGAGACCACCGGACTGAAGCCATACCGCCGGGGCCACAGGATCGCGTCTGTTGGGATCAGCGATGGTAAACTGGCCGTGGCCCATCCCATGACATCTGCGTTTGCCAAGACATGGAAGATCGTATTGTCATCCACCGACGTCAATAAGGTCGGGCACAACATCAAGTTCGAGCACCAGTGGGCGGCGAGATGTTTAGGGGTAGAGACGCGGGGCTGGGTATGGGACACGATGCTGGCCGCACACATGATTGATAATCGCCGGCACTTCTGCGGGCTGAAGCACCAGGTCTATGCCAACTTCGGCGTGACCACCTGGGCCAACGAGGTCGGCGGCGAGTTGAAAGCGGATGGCGCGCACGCCTTCAACTCCCTGAAAGACAATCCGCCATCCCGCGCCTTGCTGGAGTACAACGCGCTGGATGCCTTCTGGACCATGCGCCTGTACCGCCAGCAGAGAAAGGCGTTTTACAAATGAAGCCGCTCCCGCTCAACTTGGACGCGTACCAACTCATGCACGACGGGACGCTGGCCCTGGCCGACATAGAAGCCGCCGGGATACGAGTTGACGTAGAATACCTGAAGCGGAGCATGGGCAAACTGACCGAGCAGCTGGACGAGGCCGAGCGCGTCATCTGGAAGACCGGCGAGGCCCGAGAATGGAAATCCCTGTACAAGAAAAAGACCAACACCGACTCCACCACGCAACTGTCGGCGGTGCTGTTCAAACGGTTGGGGTACAAGCCGACCAAGGCGACGCGCAAGGGCAACGCGGCGGTGGACGACGAGGTGTTGCGGAAAATCGGGACGCCGTTCACCACCGCCATCCTCGCCAAGCGCAAGTTGACCAAGGTGCGCGACACCTATCTGACCGGTCTCCTGCGCGAGCAGGTGGACGGGGTGATCCATCCGTCGTTCAATTTGCATCTAGTCCAAACCTACCGCAGCAGCAGCGACGGGCCGAACTTCCAGAACGTCCCCGTGCGCGACCCGGAGCAGGGCGGGGTGATCCGGCAGGCCATCATCCCGCACACGCCGCAAGATCAACTGTGCGAGATCGATTACAGCGGGGCCGAGGTGCGAGTGGCTGCTTGTTACCACAAAGACCCGGCCATGATCACGTACATCGAAGATCCGACCAAGGACCTGCACCGGGACATGGCTTGTGAGTGCTACCTGCTCAAGCAGGAGCAGGTGACCAAGCCCATCCGCCACGCGGTCAAGGGAGGGTTCGTGTTCGCGGAGTTCTACGGGAGTTACTATGAAAATGTTGGCCCGTCTTTGTGGGCGGCGGCGAACGATCTGCCTTTGGGTTTGAACGACAATCTAATGCCGCTACGTGACTGGCTGATCCGACGGGGGCTTAGAACTGAAAATCAATTTACAGACCACATCGCGGCGGTCGAAACAAGATTCTGGGATGATCGATTTCCCATCTATGCCAAGTGGAAAAAGCAGTGGCATAAGGCGTATCTAGCGCGGGGATACTTCGACACGCTGACAGGCTTCCGCTGCCAAGGCCCGATGCGCCGGAACGAGTGCATCAACTACCCCGTTCAGGGGAGCGCGTTCCATTGCTTGCTCTGGAGTCTGATCCAACTGCACCGCTGGTTGACCGCCAACGAGATGAACAGCACCATCATCGGGCAAATACACGACTCGCTGATTCTCAATCTGGCGCCGGGAGAGGCCACAGCCGTGCTGACCAAGGCCCGGAAAATCATGTGTCACGACATCCGCCGGCACTGGCCTTGGATCATCGTGCCGCTGGATATCGAGGCCGAGATCGCTCCGCCGGGCAAGAGCTGGAACGACATGGAATCTATAAAATAGTGGTTTACTTTTTAGAGAGAGTATAATAATATGCATGGCAGAACTAGGGTAGCTCCCGAAAAGGCGGAAACCATTGTCGCTCTGTTCTGCCTTTTCTCAATGGCCACAACTAGAATGGGAGTTGTCATGCGCACCAAGATTTACGCTCTACGGGACGAGACGCGGTTCGTCCGCTACGTCGGCAAAACAATAAAACCACTAGAAGAACGATTACAGGGCCATATTCGGGATGCATTACAAGGCATCAAAAACCATCGCTGCCACTGGATCCGTTCTTTACTAAGTAAAAAAATAAAACCCATTATTGCACTGATTACAGAAGTAGATGGGGATGGTTGCGCCGCTGAAATCGCATATATTAGGTTTTTTAGAAAACATGGAATAAATCTCACAAATGGTACAGAAGGCGGTCAAGGCGGTGTTCCCACAGAGGCTACGAGAGAAAAAATACGCCGAGCGCTTGTAGGAAAACACGGCACACGTAGAGGAATGCACTGTTCGGAAGAACATAAAAGAAAAATAGGATTAGCAAATAAAGGGAAAAGAAGGACGAAAAAACAAATACAGGAAATGAGTCTAGTACGGCTTGGAAAAACGCCATGGAATAAAGGTAAAAAATTACTGCCTACACAATACAGACAAGGATACAAACACTCTCCTGTTACTCTTAGCAAACTCAGAGATGGGAGATTAAAAGGACGCACCCCCTGGAATAAAGGAATTCATTTATCTTTAGAACATCGTAAGCACTGTTCTGACGGCTATAAAAAATATCTTTTAACGCATATTCCAAATAGACTAGGAAAAAGAAAGATCAAATAATATGAGTCTTGCTACAAAATATAGACCCAAGCTACTCAAGGAAATTGCAGGGAACGCCCCTACAGTATCCGCCCTGCGTGCCCTGATGGAGCGCGAGGATATGCCGCACACCCTGCTGTTCACCGGGCCGAGCGGCTGCGGCAAGACCACGTTGGCTCGCATCGTGGCGGCTAGATTGAAATGCTCCGAGTACGACCTGCAGGAGATGAACACCGCCGACTTCCGGGGCATCGACACGGTCAGAGACGTCGTGCGTCAAATGCATCTATGCCCGATGAACGGCCCGGTGCGCGTGTTCCTGCTGGACGAGTGCCACAGCCTGACCAAGGACGCCCAGCACGCGCTGTTGAAGGCGCTTGAGGACACCCCGAAGCACGTGTACTTCCTGCTGGCCACCACTGACCCCGAGAAACTTCTGCCCACAATCAAAACCCGGTGCGTGACGTTTGAAGTAAAAGGACTGCGCGACTCGGAAATGCTTGGCTTGTTGAGCGGCGTCGTGGTGAAGGAAAAAGCAGAGGTGCCGGACGCCGTTCTGGAACAAATAACGCAAGACGCCCTGGGGTCGGCCCGCATGGCCCTGTCAGTCCTCGACAAGATTATCAATACGGACCCCGCCGCCATGCTGGAAGCGGCCAAGCAGCAAGCCGCCGCCCAGAGCGAGTCCATCAGCTTGTGCCGGGCGCTGATCGGAAAGAGGCCGTGGGGAGAGATCGCCCGGATACTGCGGGACCTCCAGCAAGACCCCGAACAAGTGCGGCGGGCTGTGATGGGCTACGCGCAAGCCGTGCTGCTCAAGAGTGACAATCCGCAGGCGGCGATGGTGTTGATGAGTTTCCGGCAACCTTTTTATGATACTGGAAAACCGGGTTTGACGTTGGCTTGCTACGAATCGGTTCTTAAATAAACTTCACGCAAACGGTATAATAAACCAAGGAGGCTTTCGATGGACAACTATCAGCAAGATATTAAGATCAACCCAGAGGCGTTGGATGTGGAGTGGTGCCGCCAGGCGCAGACGTTCTTCCGGTACGCCGAGCAGACCGCCAAGGCCCACGACAGGGCCGACCGACTCAAGGAACGGCTCGACGTGGTGGACGCCGGGCTTGGTCTGAAGATCCGCTCCTCCCCGGCGAGCTACGGGCTGGAGAAGGTGACGGAGGCCGGGGTGCAGGCCAGCATCCTGCTGAACCCGGAGCGTGCCGCCGTGGCGAAAGAGGTGGCCGACGCCGTGTACGAGCTGGAGGTGTTCCAAGCCGCCGTCCGCGCCCTCGATCAGAAGAAGGCGGCGCTGGAGAACCTGGTGCGGCTCCAGGGCCAGCAGTACTTCGCCGGGCCGTCGGTGCCGAGGGAGATCGGGGCAGAGTGGGCCAAGGACAAGGAGCGCGAGTCGGCGCGAAATCTGGTGAAAGAGGCGATGCGTGGCCAGCAGGTGCCGGAGTCTGCCGCTGGTACAAAGCGCAAGTTGAACCGCCAATGAGAGAGTTTCTGATAACCGTGGGCGTGTTGGTAATCGTGCCGATCTGGCTGTACGTGGTGGCCAGACTGGTTTCCTCCGCCGTAGTCCGCTCGTGGCTGGAGGTGAAGTTCGGGATCAGGGCGGGAAGAAAGCGCAAGGAGGATTGACAATGAGTCCTGAAATGAGCATGCGGGACCGCATCCGCAAGCGGGCCGACAGCCGCAAGACCCTCGGCGGTCTGTCCACGCTGGAACTGCCCGAGGGCGTCGAACTGTACAAGCCGGAAAAGGGCACGGTCGAGTTCGACATCCTGCCCTACCGGGTCAGCGTTGACACCCACCCGGAGGTCAAGAAGGGCGAGCTGTGGTACGAGCGGACGTACTTGGCTCACCGCAACGTCGGGCCGGAAGAGAAGTTCCTGATCTGCCCGCGCACGATCGGCAAGCAGTGCCCGATCTGTGAGGAGCACGCCCGGCTGAAGAAGGACCCGAACGCCGAGGAGGAAGTGGTGGACGGGCTGCGAGCCAAGGAGCGCGAGCTGTTCAACGTCGTGATGAAGGACGGGGACGGCGAAGTACTGATCCTCGACATCAGCACGTTCCTGTTCGGGCGCAAGTTGGAGGAGGAGATCCGCGAGGGCGACGAAGGCAACGCGGCCTTTGCCGAGCTGAAAGGCGGCAAGACGCTCAAGGTTCGCTGGGAGGCCAAGAGCGTGGGCACGCAGAAGTTCGTCGAGGCCGGACGGATCGACTTCCTGGACCGGGACGACATCGACAAGGCCGCGCTGGACGCCGTTGTGGACCTGGACGCGGCAATGAAAATCCTGCCCTACGAGGAGATCGAGAAGATCTTCCAGGCGGGCAGCGACGAGCCCGAGGCCGGACCGTCCGACGACGGTGAGAAGGATCGGGAAGAGCCGGAGGAGCGACCCGTGCGTCGAGTGATAGGCGGTGGGAGTCGTAAACCGGCCGGGCCGCCTGCGGACGATGACGATGATGACGACCAGTTGCCCGGATTGGGGAGATCGCCCGCACAGCAATCCCCGGCCGAGAGCGACAACGACTGTATCGCCTGCGACGGTACCGGCAAGACAAGCAAGGGCAAGACTTGCCCGGTCTGCAAAGGCACCGGCAAAGACCCCGACGCCGAAGGAGGGAAGTCCGCCGGGAAAGGGAGCGAACCTGAGAACGAGCCTCCGGCGAGGCCGGCGCGCCGGTTGATCAAGCGATAATTCCGGTCGGTGCGGTTGCCTGTGGCGGGAAACCCACCCGTAGAACAGGGTTGTACAGGGCCGCGCCTTCTGGTTAGGGACTCGCTTGTCGGCTCCGAGTATAAATAGAGCCGACGCATTTTTCGGGAAGTAGTTCAAATTAGGAATGGGGACGCCTAAATAGAACACCTTCGGTGACGAAGGAGGTTGGCAGAACCTGAAGAGATAGACGCGAACGCGGAACGTCGTGAAATCCTCTTTTTCTGATGCCTTTCCCGTCCACTTATAAGGATTAATAATGACAATCAGAACCATACACCGAGACCCACCGCTGACGGAGCAGATCGCCGCCCACGCTGCGCAAGAACCCGGCAAGGAAGACTCCCCGAATACGTTCATCTCCACCGGGGCGACCTTGTTGAACCTGGCCCTGTCGGATCGTCCTGACGGCGGCTTCCTACCAGGCAAGATTGTCAACGTCATCGGGGACAGTTCCAGCGGCAAGACGTTCCAGTGCCTGTCCCTGCTGGCCGAGGCGGCGCACAACCCGGAGCAGGATGACTACCTGCTCGTGTACGACGACGCCGAAGCCGCCAGCGAGTTCAATCTGGTGAAACTGTTCGGGCAGAAAACCGCCGAGCGCATCCTGCCGCCCAGTCTCGACCAAAACGACCCAAGCCACAGCCAGACCATGATGGATTTTCAATCGAGTGTGCGTCACCTGCTATCGGGCGACAAACCGTTCATCTACATCCAGGACAGCTTCGACGCCTTGACCACCGATGAGGAGTTGAAACATGCCGCCGACCTCCAGAAGGCGCACGACGCCGGCAAGGAGGCCAAGGGCACCTACGGCATGGAGAAGGCCAAGCAAGCCAGCATCCTGCTCCGGCTGATCGCGGCGGACATCAAGCGCACCAAGTCGCTGGTGGTGATAGTCTCGCAGACCCGCGACAACATCGATCCCATGAGTTTTCAGCGGCGCACGCGGGCAGGCGGCAAGGCTCTGTACTTCTACTGCTCGTACGAACTATGGCTGGCGGTGGCCGGAAAGATCACCACCAAGGTCAACGACCGCTCTCACGCGCTGGGCGTGACCAGCCGCGTCAAGATTTCCAAGAACAAATTCAACGGGAAGATACGGGAGGTGGACCTGCCGATCTACTACGACCTCGGGGTGGACGACGTTGGGGCGTGCGTGGACTACCTGCTGCAAGAGAAGTGGTGGTTGAAGTCAGGCACTGGTATCGTGACTGCCACAGAGCTGAAGATCGCCGCCACCCGCGCCAAACTCATCGCGCAGATTGAAGAAAGAGGTTTGATTGACCGGCTGCACAGCATCACGGCCCATTGCTGGAAATCGGTGGAGGCAAAACTGGACCTAGGGCGCAAGCGGAGGTACGAATGATCTGGTGCCCGAGATGCAAGTATAAGACGTCCCGCGCCATATTCCCCATGGGTCGCTGCCCGCAGTGCGGGGCCAGCGCCGGGCCGACAGAGGCGCTCACGCGCGACCCGTACGCCCCCAAGGAGCGCGCCCGTCATCAATCTACTGCACCGTCCAAGAAGTTTATATTTGACCAGAAGAACGGGTCTGATACTGACTCTGGCGAAGGTAGCGGAGCGATGCGGTCCAAGCCGATCAGCACCCTCTACGACATCAAGGGGCGGATATGACCAACTGTTGCCCAGAGCACCCAAAAAACGGAGGTACTTGCAAGCGGTGGCCCGCCGTCCATCATTTGTGTTGGTGTTTATGCGAACGATATTCCGCCGACGAGTCACAGCAAATAGACGCCGTGGTACACGAGAGGAGAACGCAGCATGAGCAGCGAAACCAAGACCACATACGACCCGGACCTTTCGGGACCTGTTGGCGCTAGTCGTCCTCCCCTGTACGTGGGGATAGACAACGGCGTCAGCGGGAGCATGGGATTCGTGCGAGACAGCGGCATCGGGTCGATGCGGATGATCCCCACTAGAAGCGAACTGTCATACACGAAAGCGAAGCGCAATATCACACGGGTCAACTGGGCAGTGTTGCGCGATGTCATCTATCAGGAGGTGGGAAAGAACCCGCCGTACGTCGTCCGCGTGTTCGTCGAGCGCCCGATGGTGAACCCCATGCGGTTCATGGCGACGGCGTCCGCCCTGCGCGCTTTGGAAGCCACCCTGATTGTGTTGGAGTGGTATAGATTTCCATTACAATACGTTGACAGCCGCGAGTGGCAGAAAGTGATGCTTCCGAGCGGCCTGAAAGGAGCCGACCAACTCAAGCGGGCCAGTCACGACATAGGGTGCCGCCTGTTCCCGGAGATGGCGGACGCGATCAAGAAGCACGGCGACGCCGACGGCCTTCTCATGGCGGAGTGGGCCAGGCGAGAACGGCGATGAAAAAGGAACTCAAGCATAAAAAGGCTCGGCGGAAGAAGACCATACCGCACGAGAATCTGCTTTCAAACGGCATGATCGGCTATACTACAACCACACACCTGGGTGGAAACACGATATCGCTTTACAGCGACGTATATCATACCTGCTGTGCCACTACCGCCGTTAATTTTTTAATGCCCACTACAAAACTTCCTGCCATATGCATCAGGCCACTAGTTGACCGCTTAGTTCGTACCGGGGTAATATCATGATCAAGACATTACATATCGCCAATTTCCAAAGCCACAAGGACACGCTAATCGAGTTTGATCCTGGCGTGAACATCATAGTGGGTGCCAGCGACAGCGGCAAGACCGCCATCATCCGCGCCCTCCGATGGCTGATAACTAATCGGCCCAGCGGCGACGCCTTTCGCAGTATGTGGGGCGGAGACACTTCCGTGATGATGGATAACATAACACGGGTGAAGGGCAAGAACAAGAATGGGTACACATATGACGAGAACGAGTATCAAGCGGCTGGCGCCGACGTGCCGGAATCTGTGGCGCAGGCGTTGAACTTCAGCGACCTGTCCTGGCAGGGACAAATGGACTCGCCCTTCCTGCTGTCGGCCAGTTCTGGCGAGGTGGCCCGTGCCCTGAATGAGGTGGCCGACCTGGACAAGATCGACTCCACCCTCTCCAATGCTAACCGGATGATCCGAGATAATCGAGCTGCTCTACTTGCGTCAGGCCAGCAGGTCAGCGCGATCCTGGCCGAGTTGACCCGGTTTGTCGGACTGGACAAGCGCCTCGCCCTGTGCGCCAAGCTGAAGGAGCAGGAACGCCGGGCCGACGCGCTGGAGGAACTGGCCGAGCGGGGCGACGCCTTACTGGCAGATGTTGGGCGGGCCGAGAATGAAAAGGCCAAGTTCAAGAACCTGTCGCAGGCCGAGGAGATGCTGAACGGCCTGATGGATATGGTGGGGCAGGTGCAGGACGCCGAGGCACAGGCGGAGAAGGCCCAGGTTGTGCTGGCTACGTTGGAGCGAAAGCAGTTCACGCTGGACGGGTTTGAGAAAGAGATCAACAAACTGGAGAAACAATGGAGCGCGAGATTTCCAGAGAAATGCCCCCTGTGCGGAAAATGAGATTCGACGCCGTCCTGGGTGCTGACTGCCACATCCGAGATGACTGCCCAGCGTGCCGCGACCCCGGCGAGTTCT